GGTTATTATTGCCCGCCAGCAGTTGGCCAGAGGTAATGTCGTGGGCGCCTTGACAGCGCTTGCACTGAACCCGAGGTCCATCAGTCAGAAGAAACTACGTTTGTCATCGCTTTCTGAGCGATGGTTGGCGTTGATCTATGGCTGGTTGCCACTGCTCAATGACATCTATCAAGGAGTGAATCTAGTCAATGCCGGGCTTTCTTTGCCCGACACAACCTTTACTGTGAAACGTCGCGTCAGGTCCCATCTGCCATTTACACAATGGTTGCTGAACCCTAACGACGATCCTTGGACGGACCCGAAGCTAACTGCTTCTGTGATCAGTACTGTAGACGTCAAATATCGTTGCCGGATATCCGATCCGGTGGCGGCGTCTCTGACTAGTCTGGGCCTGGAGAATCCTCTCTATTTGGCCTGGGTTGCTATGCCCTACAGCTTTGTTATAGACTGGCTTTCACCAGTTTCGACGTGGCTGCAGGCGCTAAGTGCGCCCCTTGGACTCCAATTCGTCAACGGATATAGGTCCATACACATAGAAGGTGTATTGGATTTAGAATGTGGACCATTCGGGCTAAGTCAAAATGACCCCCGGATAGTCGAGAGATCAGACCGTGCGAAAGCACGGATCAACTTTCTCGAACTGGAGCGGCACGTTTATTCAACGTTTCCGCAAGCCAGACTCTACTTCCGTTTCCCGTTCACAACTAAGAACTCACAGCGAGTGGTGTCAACCATAGCACTGCTCGATTCACAGCGGAGAAGGTAGAAATGCCTCAGCTTCAGACCCTTGCCATCGCAGATGGTGAGACCACGCCTGTAACCCACACCTTCGTCCCCCGAGACATCGTCAACGGGGTCGGAACTGTTGTGGAGGCCGGCAATACCCCTATTGGGGAAAACCGCGTTACGGTTTCGATGAAGAAATCCGGAACGCGGTACAAGGGTGAACTCCGGCTTACTATGCCGGTAGTCGCGACCGAGACCGTCAATGGTATCGCTCGCCCAACGGTGATCCGGACTGCCTACGTGGCATTGTCCGTGTCGTTCGACGAGAAATCCACTCTTCAGGAACGGAAGAACGCGTGTGCGCTCATTGCGCAGGCGCTGAACCCGAACCGAGTGCTTGTCAACGACGCCCTGGTAGGTCTCCAGGGTGTGTACTGAGTGTGAAGTGGCTACGTGCTGCTTCTTCTCGGTATCATCTACGTCGTTTTGTGTGCTATCTACTTCTTGTGGGTGGCATACCTCCTTTTCGTGATATACGACGAATAATTCGTCGTATCTTGCCAAGGTGAACGTACGTAACTAGGGGGGCAATCCCGCTCCCCTCGTTGGTCTGTAAACTCCATCAGAGGAGACCCTGTCGTGAGACAAAAGTCCATGACGAAGTCGAAGGAACCAAGAGTTTCCTTCGAGATCCCCACCGATCGCTACGTTGAATTTATGCGGTTACTGCGCGAGCAGCTTGAGACTGAGGGGACCTTCAAAGCGAACTATTTGCTTGAAAAGGTCGAATCCAAAATCCAAGACGGCCCATCGGCCGTTACCGACACGGAGCGACGCGAAAAGGCCACTAAGAAGTGGCTTGCTCGTGAGGAACTTAATAGGGCTACAAACATTCGACTCATGTTCGCTGACGAAACCGATTTCCTCTTTCTTAACGATCGAGGTTTTCCGGTATCCGCTCGCGACGTGATAGAATGGTGCCGTGAACAAATCTCCCGCCTTCTGGGCGAGAGTGTTCCCTGGGACGACCTAAGAGGGTCGTTTTCCGGGGGTGCTTCCACATCTGTTAGACGTGGGGTAGGCAATGTGCCTAGAAAGTACCAGGAAGGGCAAGACGTCACGGCCGGTGCGTATTGGCATTGGTTACGCTTAACCGTATCAACGGTTGGGCTTCCTAGAGATCTTAATCTGATCGAAGGGAACGTGATGTTTACAGTTCCGAAAACGTCCGAGATAGATCGTGTTGCTTGTAAAGAGCCCGATCTGAACATGTATTGTCAGAAGGCTGTTGGCGATTATATCCGCCGGCGTCTGAAGACTGTTGGGATAAACCTGAACGATCAAGAAATCAATCAGGAACTAGCGCGTGAGGGAAGTATCAGTGGCGAACTTGCCACCATCGACCTTTCAAGTGCTAGCGACTCTGTGACGAAACAGTTAGTCATAGAGCTTCTTCCCTTTGAGTGGACCTCCTTGTTGTTGGATCTACGCAGTCCGATCACTATGATCGACGGCGTACCTCATGAAAATGAGATGATCTCTTCGATGGGAAACGCGTTTACGTTCGAGCTTGAGTCCCTTATATTTTGGGCTCTTACCCGAGCATGCGCTTGGTTCACTGGTACACGCGGACGTGTCTCAGTTTATGGCGACGACATCATCTGCCCGGTAGGGCTAGAGGATGCACTGGAAGAGACCTTCGAGTTCTTCGGTTTCACGATTAATCGTGAGAAGAGCTTCTGGTCGGGTCAGTTCAGAGAATCGTGCGGAAAGCACTGGTTCAATGGGTTTGACGTCACTCCTTTCTTTGTTAAGCGTACGCCACGAAACATATCTGACTGGTGTCACCTTCTCAATTCGTTGAGGAGATGGTGCTCAATCGGGGGGATTTGTGACCCCTCCTATTGGCCGATTTGGTCGTTGTTCGCGGAACTAATCCCCCGTCCCCTTTGGGGGGCTAAGGATCTGTCCCGTGTCGACGCTCTATGTGCGCCAAATGTCAGATGTCTTGCTCGTGTAAAGCCCAAAAGGCTACATCGCGGGCGGGTTGAGGCAGAACTCCAACGCGGCGCATATCTGCAATGGCTTGACGCCACGAAAGATCGCGAAGCGGCTGTAGAAGTCATCGGTCGGTTTAGCACCAACAAGAGTGCGTACGACTGGTCGATGATGGAACGTGCGGTGGCTACAGACCAGTTTGCCGAAGAAGGCAATCTGGAATGGGTTCATCGTCCACAGCTCGATTGGAGTGTAGGAATGCCAGTTTTCCCTGAGGAAATCAAGGCATCATAGAAGCGTGGGTATCCACGTGGGTGGTAGATTTGCC